AAGTTGAAGAAGTTGCAGAATTCCTGCACAGTTTTTATGACAGAGATTCAGGCACGTTTCCTAAAGGCCCAGAAGGCGTTTGCACAATGGTAGGCAAGAAGTTTGGCGAACAGGCAGAACAAGTTGCTCGTAAAATGGTAGAAAGAATGGCCCCACAACAACAAGATCCACAGATTGCAGAATTGGCTCGTATGAGAGAACTAGCAGGCTACTAACAAGTTTCGTCGCAGTTAGATTGGGCACTTAGGTGCCCTTTCTTTTTGGCGAAATGAAATTAAACTTTTATGTAAACGTTCAGTCTTACTAAAGCGTTATATATATACGTAGGGAATATTCTTTGCGTAAAACAACCTAAAGGAAACTTTAAAATGAAATCAATCGCAATCGTAGTAGCATCATTGTTCGCAGTATCAGCATTTGCACAAGCACCTGCTAAGAAAGAAGAAGCCAAGCCAGCAGCACCAGCTGCTACAGCAAGTGCTCCAGCACCAGCTAAGGCAGAAGCCAAGAAAGACGAGAAAAAGCCTGCAAAAAGCGAACCTGCTAAGAAAGAGCCAGCTAAAGCAGACGCAAAAGCCGCTACTCCAGCGAAGTAATTTTGGATTAGATGATAGTGACTTCATTGTTGATGATGAAGTCACATTTGGCCGTAATCTAAAGGCTCGAACCTTTGGTAAGGTAGTTGATGAAGATGAACTATCAGACTATGTAAAGTTTAGATTATGGTTAGCTAGACAAAGAGCAATGGCAAAGTATAAGGAAAAGTGGGGTTGACCCACTTTTTCTTTTGGTAAAATAAATTAAAAAAATAGCAGATAATCATTGACCTTGATAAATAAAAAGCGCATAATAAAACATGTGCATAAGGCATATAAACATTTTAGGCATAACACAAGGAGGCATTTAAAATGGCAACATTATCAGAAATCCGTGCTAAACTTCAAGAAGCACAATCAAAGTCCACAGGACAATCCACCAGCGGTGGAGACAACGCAATTTACCCACACTGGAATATGCAAGAAGGCAAAGAAGCTGTTGTACGTTTCTTACCAGACGGTAATCCCAACAACACATTCTTCTGGGTAGAACGTGCGATGATCAAATTGCCATTCGCTGGCATCAAGGGTGAAACAGACAGCAGAGCAGTACAGGTACAAGTTCCATGTGTGGAAATGTACAACGACGGTACAGCATGTCCAATCCTATCAGAAGTGCGTGGTTGGTTCAAAGACAAGAGTCTTGAAGAAATGGGTCGTAAGTACTGGAAAAAGCGTTCATATATTTTCCAAGGATTTGTAGTTGAAGATCCACTCAAGGAAGATAAACTTCCAGATAATCCTATCCGTAGATTTATTATTGGTCCTCAGATCTACGCTATCATCCGTTCAGCGTTGATGGATCCAGAATTAGACGAATTGCCAACAGACTACTTGAAAGGTCTGGACTTCCGTATTGCTAAAACTAGCAAAGGTGGCTTTGCTGACTACTCTACTTCAAAGTGGAGCCGTCGTGAGCGTTCACTGACAGATGTTGAGTCAGCAGCAGTAGAAGCACATGGTCTTTTTGATCTCAGCGGATTCTTACCAAAGAAACCCACTGATGTAGAACTCAAGGTCATGAAGGAAATGTTTGAAGCTTCTGTAGATGGTGAAGCCTATGACATGGAACGTTGGGGTCAGTATTTCAAACCAGCAGGCATGAGTCAAGCCACTGGTGATCCTAATAGACCAGCAGCCGTTGCTGCCCCTGTAGCAGATGCAGATGACGAGCCGGCTCCTGTGGCCAAAGCTGAAGCTCCCAAGACTGAAGCTAGTGCAGAAGGTGCCAGTCGTGCGCAAGATATTCTTGCCATGATTCGCAATCGTCAGAAACAATAAGACTAAACATAGAGTGTGGGGCAACTCACACTCTATTTCTCAACAGGGCAAAACATAATGGCAAAAGCATTTGATATTTCTAAATTTAGAAAGTCAATTACTAAATCTATCGACGGTTTAAGTATTGGCTTTAACGACCCAACGGATTGGGTTAGCACAAACAACTACGCATTAAACTATCTTATCAGTGGTGACTTCAAACGAGGTATTCCACTAGGCAAGGTTACTGTGTTTGCTGGTGAAAGTGGTGCAGGTAAGAGTTTTATCTGTTCAGGCAATCTAGTAAAGAACGCACAGGCACAAGGCATCTTTCCGATCTTGATCGATACAGAAAATGCACTTGACGAAAAGTGGTTACACGCACTTGATGTTGATACAAGTCCAGATAAGTTGCTAAAACTTAACATGGCCATGATCGATGATGTAGCAAAGACTATTACAGAATTTGTTGCAGAATATAAAACAATGCCTGAAGACGAGCGTCCTAAAGTATTGTTTATTATCGACAGTCTTGGAATGTTACTGACCCCTACTGATGTTAACCAGTTTCAAGCCGGGGATCTCAAAGGCGACATGGGTCGTAAACCTAAAGCACTCACCGCACTAGTTCGCAACTGTGTAAACATGTTTGGTAGTCTAGGCATTGGTCTTGTAGCAACAAATCACACATACGCAAGTCAAGACATGTTTGACCCAGATGATAAAATTTCAGGCGGTCAAGGTTTTATCTATGCAAGTTCAATTGTAGTTGCTATGCGCAAGTTGAAATTGAAACTTGATGCAGACGGCAATAAAACTACAACTGTGCAAGGTATTCGTGCAGCCTGTAAGATTATGAAAACTCGTTACGCAAAGCCGTTTGAAAGTGTACAGGTTGAGATTCCTTATGAAACAGGTATGAGTCCATATAGTGGATTAGTCGACTTGTTCGAAGCCAAAGGCATGCTCAAGAAAGAAGGTAACAGCCTTGTATACACCACCAAAGATGGTGAAATCATCAAGCAGTTCCGCAAGGCTTGGGAACGTAATGAGAAAGAAGGGCTAGACATTGCCATGGACGACATTTCGAAACATGGTGAAATTTCCGCTTCAGAGATAACTACTATTGTTGAACCTGAAACGGAGACTCAAGAATGAAAGAAGATTTAATTGCTGACCTATGGCATGTGGTAATTGGGCATATTCCTGAAAAACATAGACCAGATGTGGCTACTGATTTTGTAAACACATTATTAGACTATGGCATTAAAGAAAGTGTGTTAGACAGTCTGCAAGGAGTAGATCCTTTTCTCGACGAAGCTATCACATACGCTATCGACGGTGAAGAGATCGACGAAGATGTAGACAGCTACGACGAAGAGGAATAAATGAATTGGTACGACAGGGTTAGTAAAGATATAAGCAACATTCCAGATGCTGTGGCCTATTATGAAGCTGAGTTAATCGAAGCAAAACAAGATGTACGCATAGCGGGTAACATTGAGAAGGCAAGTTCGCAAATGCCCGGCATTGTGGAAGAACGTTTTAATCAACTTCAAGAAATTGAAGGCATCCTTGAGTATTTAAACATTGAACTTCGTAGACTTCGAAGTCAACATTTTCGCAAGTATTTAGAAAACTATCAACGAGCTTTATCTTCTAGGGACTGTGAAAAGTTTGTAGAAGGTGAAGCTGACGTTGTAGATTTTGAAAAGATTATCAACGACTTTGCCCTACTACGCAACAAGTGGTTAGGCATTATTAAAGCACTTGATCAGAAACAATGGCATCTAAGCAACATTGTTAAGCTACGAGTATCTGGATTAGAAGACGCCAGTCTTTAAATACTGGATAATATACGCAGATAAATATCTGCATGAAAAAGATCGTTTTAATCACTGGAGGATTTGATCCTCTACATTCTGGGCATATCGCTTATTTTAAAGCAGCAAAAGCATTAGGAGATATTCTTGTTGTTGGTGTTAACTCAGATGCATGGTTAACACGCAAGAAAGGATCTCCTTTCATGCCCTATCAAGAACGTGCAGAAATTGTACGTAACATTGTTGGCGTAGATTTTGTCATAGACTTCAACGACAACGACGGATCAGCAAAACATGCTATCAAAATGGTTCGACAAAGTTATCCACAAGATCTTATTATTTTTGCCAACGGCGGAGATAGAACCAACGACAATATTCCGGAAATGGACATTGCTGACGATAACTTGCAATTTGTGTTTGGTGTCGGCGGATTTAATAAAGCAAATTCTAGTTCTTGGATTTTACAAGAATGGAAAGCTCCTAAAACAGAACGTCAGTGGGGTTACTATCGAGTATTGCACGAAGTTCCAGGCATGAAAGTCAAAGAACTCACAGTCAATCCCGGCAAAAGCCTAAGTATGCAACGACACAATCAACGTGCAGAATATTGGATTGTCAGCGAAGGCGAAGCTGTGGTTAACAGAGCAACGCCATTGAATTTTCAACTACCACCTGCGCTGTTAGATAAGCACGATCAATTGCATGTTGCAGTACAGGAGTGGCACCAACTTACAAATCCCCATGAATATCCATTAAAAATTGTAGAAATACAATACGGTGAACAGTGTGTTGAAGAGGACATCGAAAGAAAATGAAAGTTTTTGTAGGATACGATATTAGAGAAGATATTGCATTTCAAGTCTGTGAACACAGCATATATAAACATCAACCTCAAGCACAGGTCATGGCGTTAAAACAGCAAGAACTTAGAGAGAGCGGTATCTACACCAGAGACATTGATCCCTTAAGTTCTACAGAATTTACCTTTACACGATTTTTAGTTCCGTATCTTACAAATTACCAAGGTTGGGCAGTGTTCGTAGACTGTGATTTTGTTTTTGTCGATGATGTTGCTGAACTGTTTAAACAGGCTGACGACAAATATGCAGTGATGGTAGTCAAACATGACTATACTCCTAAAGAAGGCCTAAAGATGGACGGATGCAAGCAATTGCCATATCCAAGAAAGAATTGGAGCTCGGCAATTTTATGGAATTGTGCTCATCCATCTAACAAACAGATAACTCCTGATGTAGTAAATTCTCAAACCGGGCAGTATCTGCATAGATTTCAATGGTTAGATGATTCAGAAATTGGAGACTTAGCACCAGAATGGAATTGGTTAGCAGGATGGTACCAAGAGCCTCGAGACGGCGTTCCTAAAGCAGTACACTATACTGAAGGGGGTCCTTGGTTCAAAGAATATCGACGTTGCGAGTATCACAAAGTATGGAAACAAAATCTACGTGAGATGTTAAAATGATCTTCTTAAGCAAAGATGGTGCCGACCCTTATATCAATATGTTTGCACAAGGATGCAAAACTAAGATAACATCAACTGACGAGTTTAATTATCATGATAGTACCGATACTATTGTGTTAAGAGGCATACTTAAGAAAAAGTGGATGCATCAGTGTTGGGAAGATGCTAGAACTTTTTACTATATGGATACAGGATATTTTGGTAACGAACGAACTGATTCAAATCCTAACGGTTGGAAATATTGGCACCGCATAGTAAAGAACAATCTACAACATGGTGAAATAGTTCCGAGAAAAGATGATAGATTCAAACACTTTAACAAGAAATTTCAGCCTTGGAAAAAAGATGGTAGAAAGATACTAGTGGCAAAACCAGACGAAAAACCTATGAGATTCTATGACTATGATCTAGACATCTGGTTAGAACATACAGTAAATGAAATAAAAAAATACACAGATAGACCTGTAGTAGTTAGAGAGCGAGCACCTAAAAGATTAGATAGAATAGCCAATGACACACTAGAGCAGGCTCTAAATGACGATGTATTTGCATTGGTTACATTTAACAGTGTAGCGGCCACGGAAGCTGTATTTCAAGGAATACCGGCATTCACTCTAGCACCAGCTAATGCTGCTAGCCCTGTTAGTCTGCAAGATCTATCTAAAATTAACGAACCTTACTATCCTGACCAAGATAAATTATATGCATGGGCATGTCACTTATCATACGGTCAGTTCCATAACTCAGAACTAAAAAACGGCAAAGCCATGGAGATGTTATTGAATGGATGAAGAACAATTTAGAAAATCGATTCCAGGTATGTCTCCTTCAATTTTTCGAGGAGTAGTTAAGAGAAAACACATACAACATCACTGGCAGAATAAACAAGATTTCTATTACATGGATACAGGGTATTTTGGTAACTTTATAAGTCCTGGAAATCCCGGCGGAAAAAAACTGTTCCATAGAATAGTCAAAAATGATTTACAAAAACATTGGTTAGAAAATTATCCTAACGATCGGTGGAAAGAAATTTGCAAAATTGATCCTAGGTATAAATGGAACGGGTGGAAGAAACAAGGAAGCAAGATTTTAATAATTGTACCAAATAGAAAATCTTGTGTATTTTATGGCTACGACACTGATCCATACATCAACGGCGAAAAACCTTGGCTAATGAATACCATAGAAACTATAAAAAAACACACAGACATGGAGATTGTTATTAGAGAAAAAGGCAGTAGGTCAGCACGTCAATATCATTCAATATTTGATGCCCTAGATGAAGATGTATTTGCCACAGTGGCTTTCAATAGTATTGCAGCATTAGAATCTGTGATATACGGAATTCCTGCGTTTGTCACTGTGCCGTGTGCAGCATCTCCCCTGTCCCTAACTGACCTCAGTCAAATATCTACACCGTTTTATCCGGATGAATCTTTGGTACAACAACACTGTGCATCGTTGGCCTATGGACAATTTACCGGAGAAGAAATAGCCGATGGCACAGCATGGAAATTATTAAACAAATGAAACTTTTAGTAAATGACAAAGAATTAGCAAACTATCTTATTTCTTTAATAGATCTTAAAGAAATTTGCAGTAAGCATCAGATACATCCCATACATGTACAAGACGCAATAAATTTTATTATTCAAAAAAGAGATCATCATAAATTTGATATTAATAAATTTAGAGATAAATTCAAAGAAAAATTGTATAGAGGAAATTTAGCAGACGTACATGATTGGTCGAAAGAAGTTAAGAAAACCTTGAGCTTTTACAGAGTGAATCATTTTAAAAAGATTCACAAGCACGTTGAATACTTTATAGATAGACTAGGTGAAAAAGATATCATAGATAGATATATCAACAGTGACAGTCAGTATTTTATTAAAACAGTAGGAATGCAAATTGATCCTACAGCTGAAATGATACGCAGGAAAGATTTTAAAGATATCTACGAAGACTGTCTACTAAGGAATACTGTAGGTAATGAAAATATTTTAGTAGATAAAATTGATAGTAACTTACCTTTTTGGTTTATTGATAGTGGATATACTAATTTTATAGAGCCAAATAAAAAATGGCATAGATTAGTAAGAAACCACCTGCATTTCAACACTCATTTCGATGCGCCAGTTGATCGATTATCGTCTTTTAAAAGTTTTCCGAGACCTTGGCAACACAACGGTAAAGCAATTTTAATTGTTGAGCCGGGAGAGTTTGCAGCTGGTATATTTCATACAGATGCTAAAATATGGGGTCAACAAGTAGCGGAAGAATTAAAAAAGTATACAGATCGTCCTATAGAATTTAGATCTAAGACAAATAAAAAAACTAGAAAAAGTCTGTATCAGCAGTTATTAACAGGAGACTATTACTGCACAATTAGTATTAATTCAAATAGTGCTATCGAATCTATTTGGGCTGGAATTCCTGCTATTACTCTCGACAAGCATGTCAGCAATGCTGTAACTAGAAACAGTCTTGAACAGATCAATGATCTGTACTACGGACCGTTGGGTGATTGGTTGGCATGGCTCAGCTATTGTCAATTTACCTACGACGAACTCATGGATGGAACAGCACTAACTATTATCAAGGAATATCACGGTGTCTAATATCACTGCTGTGGCCTATTATGCTGGGATACCTCCCAATAACCATAACATGGAGAAGCCGCAGATATTAAATTATTTTTGTCAAGGAGTCACTGCGGCCGGCGATACTGCAATAGCGCATACTGGGATGAATGCGATTCCTTGCGACGTGGCACTGATACAAGGATTTGTTCACGAGCACGGCAAGTCTGCACCGCATCTACAACTAAGACAAAGTGCTGTAGATCTTCAAAAGAAAAATAACAAACGATCGTTGATTGTAGATAGTAATTTGTTTCTATACGCAGACAAATCTAATGCCTTGCATTATTTGAGATATAGTTTTGATGGAGTGTTTCCAACTACGGGATTTTATTTTGATAAAGATATCGATCCTAGTCGCTGGACACAGATCAGCAAAGATTTAGGCATAAGTTTACAGCCTTGGAGAACACAGGGGAATCATATTCTAATCTGCCTGCAGAGAAACGGCGGGTGGAGCATGAGAGGATTAGATGTTATTGAATGGATGAACTCGACTATTTTAGAAATAAGAAAATATAGTAAGCGTCCGATTATTGTTAGAGCTCATCCCGGCGATAAAAAAATTGGAAGCTACTTGAAGGTAAATCATAAATCAGCATCATTGAGTGTCAACCCTGATCTCAAAGAAGATTTGATCAATGCATGGGCCACTGTGGTGTATAACAGCAGTCCCAGTGTGGCTAGTATTATACAGGGAATTCCTGCATTCTTAACAGATCCGCAACCCCAACACAGTCAAAGTGTTGCAGTGGCCAATACTGATATAAGTAAAATAGAAGATCCTGTGATGTTAGATAGACAGGCATGGATAGAAAGATTATCTATGTGTCATTGGAAATTTGATGAATTAAAATCTGGCGAAGCATGGCAATTTTTTAAAAAGTATATATGAAAGATTATAAATGGAATGCGGTTTTTAAGCCGTTGATAGAAAAATATAAACCCAAAGACTTCTGTGAAATTGGGTGTCATGAAGGGCTAACGCTAAAATCTCTAACCCCACTTATCAAAGAACTTGGATATAAAATTAATTATATCGGGTACGATGCATTTGAATTAGCTGACAGACCTACATTTGAATATCCAAAAAATCCCATCACAGGAGAAATGGAACATAACGGTAAAGAGTCTGCATCATACAACATAATTAAAGAACGATGCGAAAAGTATGTTAAGAATGATTTATTAGAATCTTATGATTTAATCAAAGGTTGGACGCATGATACATTGATCGGTCCGCTGATATTTGATATGGTATATATAGATGGCGGGCATTCATATTCCACAGTCAAGTGGGACTATGAACATGTTAAAGACAGTAAAATTATAATATTCGACGATACATATCCAGTAAAATTTCCAGGAGTAGCTAAATTCATAGAAGAATTAAAAACTTCAGGAATACCAGTAACAGAATTAATTGAAAAAAATGCAGAAGGAAAAACTATAATGCAATGCGCAATTATTATTAACGAGAACACAATATGAAAAAATTAAAAAACGGGTGGATGGTTCCTGATGACGATACCAGAGTCTCATTCTTGTTAGAAAAAGACACTGATATGTTTTCTCCTTCTTACGAAGACAAGTATAGACAGGAAATAATAACTCATCTTCCTAATCAGCGAACATTTGTCGATGTCGGCGCTAATGTCGGTATTTGGAGTTTGCCAATGACCAAGCATTTTAAAAAGATAGTTTCTTATGAGCCATCTCAACAAAATATCGAATGCATAAAAACAAACATTCCGAATGGTATTGAACTTCGTGAAAAAGCTGTGGCAGACTTCAACGGTGAAGCTAACTTCCATCAAGCCGGAAAAAATTGTGGAGACGGAAAACTATGTCGAGACGGCGTAAAGTCTACATACACTGTTCCTGTGGTAAAATTAGATGATGAAAATTTAGAAAATGTTGACTTGGTCAAAATTGATACTCAAGGATGGGAACTAGATGCGCTAAAAGGTATGCATAACATCATAACAACACAACGACCATGGATTATGATAGAAGTCAACGAAGATATTGATCTATGCTGCGACTTGATGGAAAAATACGGATATGAAACTATCTATGTTAAAAGCAAACGAAATTTTGTCTGGGCACCTAAAACTGGGCATAACAGTCCTGCAGACACAAGTATTCTAAAAAGATATTTGGGACCTGGACCGTATGCAGAGAGATTTGGTGGGAAATAAACTAGTTAATAAGTTTCCAAGCCAATCCAGAAAGCAATTCTTCTCTAGTAAATTGAGAATACGCTAGATGATTCAACCAAGCCTGTTTATCACTAAGATAAGCAGGCTTTATCTTTTCAATATCTTCTAATTGATAATTGTATAAACTTTTTGTAGCAGAATGACCTAAAGATATTACCGGTATGTCGTGCATGGCTGCTTCGACTAATGCGTTTGAAGAATACCCTATTACACAAAAGGTATCGTCTTTAATAAAATCTTTAAATGTGTTTGAAACTATGCGATCAGCTCGCGGTTCCGGACGTTTTCTTATTTTAATTATTCGATCTGTGAAACTTTTTATTTTAAGAACAGTTTCTTCAATCCACTGGTCTTCTGAACCTAGCCCAAGTGTATGCACTATTTTTCTATCAGGTGGTACAATAACTATTTTAGACCCGTGTTTAAAAGAAGATTGTTCTATATTCAGTTGTTGCCATCTATCCGCAGGTCTGTCTATAATAGGATCAACATTTTGAAAATTATTAATACTTAATCTAAAAATTGTTTTCTTCTTTTTATTACCAAAATATCCGCTGTCTAAATTATAAAATTTTAAATTATATTTTTTGCAGATTTCCAACCACTGAGGTTTGAAAAATCCTGCCCAACACATGGGTAGTGTGGTATTTTTATACATGTCCTCGCCGCTGACAAATTTTCCACTACTTCCTTTAGTGAATTCAGTAGCACCGTAATCGGTACCTTCCACACATATGAAATTTGTCATTGCCAATAAGATTCTGTTCTTGGAACTTTTAGATCTTCGGGCTTGCTACGGCCTAGTTTCTTTCTACCACCTTTGAGATGATCTAACCAAGCACCCCAATCACTGTTTATTAACGGGTGTCCTTCACCGGTGCTACTCCCTGGATGAGGTTTGAGGTTATGTAGATGTGCAGCCCAGTCTAGCTGTCGCATCTGAGGGAATTTTATTCTAACAGCATCAAAAACAAAACTGTCATGCCATTCAGCTAATTGAAAAATTCCCTGTTCCGCTTGATCATAAAATCGTTGGAATTCTTTGAGAAACATTTGAATGTTAGGCGATCGCAAATTCATGGCGTAAAGCCCGCATTCTGAATACTTGCCCTTTCGACCCAGATAACATAACTCGCTATCTGAAGGAATCATTCTGTATAGATCGTTCATGGTGATAGGACTGTGACAAATAGTATCTGCATCCATCCATATCAAAATATCTGCATCTGTTTCTTTGGCACAATCAAATATTGCATATACTTTGTGTGCAAATCTCACAGCATGCCATTTGAATCCCTTACCGGAATCTTTTCTTTTAGATCTCACAGGGTCAGATGAAACATCGCCGTTGGCTTTGGGCACATCTTTCCAGGTATTTTTAAATGTCATTAACTCTGGAATTTCTTCTAATCGTTTTAATGTAACATGGCTATGATCACGTATAGCAGGATTACATTGTTCTGGATAAATGTGTAAAATTACTTCATGAGGCCAGTTTGCACAGAATGTATCAATCATTTTTTGTGCATATTTTTTTAAACCTTCTTCGTGGAAGGTAGTAACCACTGCTATCTTCATCTATAATATTCCCATACGTGAAAAATTCCCTGCAAGCTAGTACACGCCCATCCCGAATCGTACAAAGGCTTGGCCATAGTATTATCTATACGAATGCCGCCTTCAATGAAAAGTATTGAATTGTGATTTTTCCATAAAGCTTCTACTTTGTCAAGATTGCACAACTCATTATGGTCAACAAAAATTGATGTAATGTTTTGTATATGGTCTAATTTAACAAACGTCTCTTTGTAAATAAGATTCTTAGCTTTAACAGATGGTCGATCTGCACTAACTACAAACACAGTATCGTACACTTCTAAAACTTGGTCTAACATTCCAAAAGCTGATCCTAGCACTAGGGCATGAGCATGATTTCTTGAAAGTTTGTGCAGTCTTTTTTGGAATTTGGTCATAATCTATAAATATACAGCAACATTAACTACGTAGATTATTTATTAAAATTATGCGCTTCAGATTATATCGAGAATATGGTGCCTTGAACAGTCCTGCAGTATTTGATGCTGTTGAACAAGGGCTAAGACAACAAGGACATGAAATTGTCACCGACAACGAAGACGTTTCAGTGATATGGTCAGTGTTATGGTCAGGTAGAATGCGACAAAACAAACTGATATACGAACAGTGTCAGCAGATAGGCAGGCCTATATTGATAGTAGAAGTAGGAAATCTAAAAAGAGGCGAAACTTGGCGGATCAGTCTCGACCACATTAACAATCTTGGAAAATTTGGCAACGATATCGACCTTGACCTGCATAGGCCTGAAAAATTAGGTGTTAAATTAAAGCCAATCCCCACAATACGGCGTGGTGAAATACTCATTGCCTGTCAACATCAAGAAAGTCTTCAATGGCAGGGAATGCCTGCCATGAAAGATTGGGTAGCAGACACTATTGAAAAAATAAAACAGCACACCCATAGAAGAATTCGTGTGAGATACCATCCTCGGTCAGCATTTCCATTTAAACAGTCCGGGGTAGAGGTAGAAAGACCCATACGCATACCCGACACCTATGATGATTTTGATATTTTTTACAATTATCATTGTGTGATCAATCACAACAGTGGCCCAGCTGTTCAAGCAGCCATAAACGGTGTCCCTGTACTATGTGACTCGTCTAGTTTGGCCGCAGATCTCAGCATCAAATGGTCAGAACTAGACAGTCCCTATATACCAGACCGGTCTGAATGGTTTTTAAAACTATGTCACACCGAGTGGACGGTCGACGAAATACGCCAAGGCATACCAATTTCTAGATTATTCAGTTGACAACCGGAAATCAAGGCTGTATACTTGAATAATGTTACCATCAGAATTTGCCGAAGACATATTTGTTGAATTTTATAAACTTGTTGCTCAACAAAAAATCTCCATACAAGGTCAAGACTTTTCACCGATCTCAAGTTTCCACGAAAAAATCATCAACGGCGGAGAATTGACCAAAAATCAGGCAAATTTTCTCGTCAAATTATTAGAAAAATATAAAACCATTTCTGTTGCAGCCGGGCTTGATTATAGAAATCAACTTAACAATCTTAAATGGAAGAAGTTATTCAGAGTTCTAGATCTCAGTAAAAAAATATATGTAGAACTGCGTGAAAACAAACTGGAAATTTGTCTAAAATTTCCTTATCAACTGAAAAAAGAGTTTGAAGATGAAATTGAACGTCGAGAAACTCTTCATGCTCATAGTTTTTGGGATCCCGATAATAAGGTAAGACGCTTGGATTTTTATCATTATAACTTAATCACATTATACGAATTTGTCTGTAAGCATAATTTTGAAATTGACGATACTTTTATGAATGTTTTGTCGGATGTAGAAGAAATTTGGCAAAATTCTGAAGATGCCATACCATACAGCGAACTTGGAATATATGGCGTTCAATTGACAAACGCCAGCGACGAAACTGTAGAGTGGTGGCAAAGTAATAAAGCCAGTAGCATCAATAAAGATTTGTTATTGGCTAAAAGTATGGGATTTTTATACCGAGAAAAACCTCGAAATTTAGTGGAAAAAATCGCAGCCAGCCAAGAAAACAGTTTCTGGATGAAAACCAATCAAGATTTTTTTGAGTTGTCTAAATCTTTTTCCGGAAAAATATGTGTGTTACTAGATCGAAGCAGTGCCACATTACCATGGCTACAAAATTTCGTGGCAGATGCTGAAAACAGTGGGGTCGACCGTGAAGAAATCAAGGTGTGTTTTAGAGATAATAAAGAATCCACTACTGGATTAAATGAATGGATCAAGGTCGCAGGGGTTGGCGGCAAAGTCGAGACAGGAAGGATATTAATTTTTGAATCAAAGCCAGCCAAGTGGTTGTTTAAGGCTGACAATGATGTTACACTAGTAGTAACAAATAACATTTTCCCACCAACAAATACCATGGCACGGGATTGGTTTATGTGTCATCCTTGTGTGATATATCTTGGGAATACTAGACCAACAGAAACCAAAGGACAAAAAATTGTCGAATTGTAAGTTAACAATCAAAGACGAAGTAAACATCAAGGTAGAAGGACTACGAGTCGAAACACGGCGGAAAATTGTCAATAAATTAAAGTTCGATTTACCCTATGCCCGACACATGCCTGCATATAAACTAGGTCGTTGGGATGGAACTAAAACTTATTTTAATATCGGCGGCAGTGGATATCTTGCACACCTTGATGTGATTCTAGCAGTGATCGAAGATGAAGGATATGACATTGAAGTTGAAGATCTCAGGCCACATCAGGAATTAAAATTTGCTGCTATTGATGAAAATTATTGGGCTAATTTAGGAAAGACGTGGCCTAAGGGACATCAGCAGGCAGGAGAACCTATTGTACTGAGAGACTATCAGTATGAAGTAATCAATAAATTTTTAGAAAATCCTCAAGCCCTGCAAGAAGTTGCTACCGGTGCCGGAAAAACAATTACTACAGCTACCTTGAGCCATCTATGTGAACCTTATGGTCGCACTATGGTGGTTGTTCCTAATAAATCATTAGTGGTGCAAACCGAAGAAGACTATCGTAATCTCGGACTAGATGTAGGTGTGTATTTTGGCGATAGAAAAGAACTAGGCAAGACGCATACTATATGCACCTGGCAGAGTTTGAATGTATTAGACAAGAAAAGTTATGACAATGACACCATGACATTGGCAGAATTCTGCGAAGGTGTCTGTGCAATTATTGTTGACGAAGTTCATCAGGCCAAGGCCGAAGTACTAACTAAACTACTAACACAAAACTTTCGCAACTGTGCCATCCGCTGGGGATTAACAGGAACAGTACCTAAAGAACAGTGGGAATTTCAAGGCATATTAGCTAGTATAGGTCCTGTGATTAATCAAGTGTCTGCACATGATCTACAAGAAAAAGGTGTATTAGCACAGTTGAATATCAACGTGTTGCAGACCACAGACGTACAGGTGTTTAATTCATTCCAAGACGAATATTCCTTTCTGGTCACTGACGACAACCGATTACAATGGATTGCTAGTAAGATCACTGCGCTATCTGCTACCGGCAACACTCTGGTGTTGATTAACAGGATCGACACAGGAAAAAAATTAATTGAGTTGATGCCTCAAGCAGTGTTTGTCAGCGGTGGAATGAAACTAGATGACCGCAAGGAAGAATATGACGAAATTAAAACAAGTGATGACAAGATTATTTTGGCGACTTATGGTGTGGCCGCTGTGGGTATTAATATTCCAAGGATTTTTAATTTGGTTCTTCTTGAACCCGGAAAGAGCTTTGTCCGCGTTATACAAAGCATTGGGCGAGGCATTAGAAAAGCAGAAGACAAAGATCATGTAGAGATCTGGGATATTACCAGCACCTGCAAATACGCCAAGAGACATCTTACAGAAAGAAAAAAGTTTTATAAAGAGGCCAAATACCCCTTTACCATTACCAAGGTTAATATATGAGAATACTTACATTAAACAATCAAGCATTTGATTTAAACGAACTACCAGACGAGGTAGACGAGGACACAAGATTTTCGGTGTTGGATAATTCAAATCCACAAGAACCAGATTTCTTTTTCATGCCGTTAATATTTTTGGAATCATTTAACTCGCCTGCCATAGTACTGAATATAGGCGGCTATGAAGTACAGATGCCTCTAGACTGGTGCATGGTAGTAGGTGACAAAGATTGCGGGCTTGATCCCGAAGTATTGCCGCTGACCAGTATCAATGAGCGGGGATTTGATGCCCTGGTGTTCAATCCAATCAAAGGATTCAGAGCAGAATATATGCCTATAGAAATCGTTAATATCTATCAGGATGTGCGATGGTATTTTCCTAAGATGAAAAACGGTCAACTATTAACGGTACCACTCAGCGAAGAGGTCAATCCACCTTGTGTGTACTTTGTCAAAGAAGTTTCGAGACAAAGTGAAGTTTTACAGTTGCATAAATTAATCTGATTAAATACACATATTAAGGGGATAACATGAAAGCAGGAAAAGTGTGGGGCCAAACAGAATTATTGGAAGCCAATGGAGTATTAGAATTCCATAGAATTGAAGCTACAGCTGGCGGCGTGTGTTCTAAACACAAACACAAATACAAATGGAATGGATTCTTTGTAGAGTCTGGAGAAATGATTATTCGTGTATGGAAGAATAATTACAATCTAGTTGACGAAACATTGCTCAAGGCCGGTGACTATACAAAAGTTGCACCAGGAGAATATCATCAATTTGAAGCTGTTACTGACTGTGTTGCTTTTGAATTATACTGGGCAGAATTCGATCACGATGATATCGAAAGAGAAACAGTAGGACATTCGAAATAAAATGAGTAATCCGGTAGCAGAACAACTGAGAGCTGCGTTTGGCACATTTATCCCTAACACATGTCTTGATATCGGTGCGAATACCGGACAGTTTGCTACCGAATGGCAAAAAGTATTTCCGAGATGCAACATAACATCAATCGAGCCAAATCCTCATTGTGAAAAGGGATTGAAAAAATTAAGAGTTAACTATTTCCAATATGGGATATCGGATAGAGTTGGAGAATTAGAACTTATTTTGCCCAAAGCTAAATCCAAGTCTAAGGGTGCATCATTTTATAAAGAAATTAATTTCAACAAGTTGCCCGATGAGGAAATTTTAAAAATTAAAGTTCCTGTAACCACTCTTGATACTCTGTTTCAGAATGAAACGTTCGATGTAATCAAAATTGATGTTCAAGGAGCTGAATTGGATGTTATCAACGGCGGTAACTCGATCTTAGAAAGAACTGCGTATGTTATCATAGAAGTTTCTCTAGTTCCTTACAATACTGGAGCGCCGTTGGCAGATGTAATCGTACGCCGCATGGAAAATTTTAATTTTTTTGTTCAAGACATTGTCGGCATGCACACTAATAAATCCGGCGATACAATACAACTAGATTTATTATTTTCAAAAATTGGCGCACATCGATTATCTGCTGTCAATGATGTTAAAACAAAATTGGGATTATAAATGAGAATAGGAATTGTAACTACCTTTAGCGATAAAGGGTATGAAGAATACGGAAAGTATTTTGTAGAAAGTTGTAAAAAATTTATTAGCAAAGATATAACAATATTCTTCTATGTCGATAACATCAATATCACACCTGAATCAAATTTTGTTGTAAGAAAATTAGAAGAATCTGTGCCCGATCTAACAATTTTTAAAAATAGAAACAAAGATAAAATTGCTGGAAAATTTATAAACGATGCTGTGAGATTCAGTCATAAAAGTTATTGCATATATCATGCAGCAAATAACACCGATGTAGATCTATTAATTTGGCTAGACAGTGATACAGAAATTTACGATAATATTGATAAATCCTACCTAACTAAATTTTTGCCAGAAGGATTATTCACTAGTTATCTAGGAAGACCGCACTATTCGGAAACAGGATTCCTTGCGTTTGATCTACGAAATCCCCATAGCAAAGAATATTTTGAATTGTTTAAATGGTATTATGATTCTGATGAAATTTACAAGTTACCAGGCCAATTAGATTGTCATGTGTATGATGCAGCCAGAGTGCGATTAGAGAATGAAGGGAAAATAAAAAATTATGATCTATCACCCCCAGGTATTGGAAAGAATCATTTTAATCATGTGTTCGAAGGGTACATGATTCATTACAAGGGTGACCGAAAAGAAAAAAGAGATGAGCAGATTGCCCGAGCATTAAAAAGAAAACATAAAAAATGAATATTGTATTAACTGGTCATAACGGATTCATAGGAAGCCATTATCACAACTTGATTAAACATGCCAATCAAGTTTTTACGTTTGACAAAATTTCTGGAAATGATTTATGCGACACCCCCACTGTAAATGCTATTCCGGAATGTGATGTAGTAGTTCATATGGCAGCTACAAATGGAACTAAATTGTTTTATGAAATTCCTACCGAAGTGTCATTTAATAACACTATTCCCACTTTTAATTTAATCAAAAAATTTAAAGATACCCAAACTAAATTTGTTTTTACTTCAACTTGCGAAATCTTTAATGGGGCCATAGACGATGGATTATATCCTGTTCCCACAGACGAAAATGTTCCTGTGATGTTTAAGGATGTTACCAATCCTCGATGGAGTTATAGTTTACCAAAAGCCCTTGGCGAAAACCTAGTAGCGAATAGCGGACTACCTTGGATAATCATACGATATTTTAATATATACGGTCCGGGTCAAAAGGATCATTTTATTTCAGAGTTTGTAGAACGTGCTGCCAAAGGAGAATATTATCTCAAAGGTGATGATACTAGATCGTTCTGCTATGTACAAGATGCAGTCAATATCACGCATCACTTGGTACAACATGTCAACAACGAAATAGTTAATGTCGGAAAACAAGAAGAAGTAAGAATAAGTGATGTTGCAAGAATTATATTAGATATCATGGGCATTGATCCTAACAAACTTGAAATATTGCCAGGCCCGATCGGAAGTGCAAAAAGACGTTGCCCTGATACTTCTAAAATGTTGAGATTAACAAATTACGAGTACAAATTTAATTTAAAAGATGGATTAAAACTCACAGTGGAATCTTTATTATGAAAATTGGAATTATAGGATTAGGTGCAGTAGGGTCTGCAAATAAACAGGGATTCGAGCATCTAGGCCACGAAGTGTTAGTGCATGATATACGGCTTAACACTTCGATACATGATGTATTATCCACAGAAATTAATTTTATCTGTGTGCCAACCCCCAGTGCCGACGACGGTCAATGCGACACCCATATTTTAGAATCAGTTATACAAGAACTGGATGATAACGGTTACAAAGGTATAATCGCCATACGAAGCACTGCGGTTCCAGGCTTCACTCAGAGCATGATAGAAAAACACAAAAACTTGGCTATCTGCTTTGTTCCTGAATTTTTAAGAGAACGATGTGCCGTAGATGACTTTATAAACAATCATAAATTGTTAGCGGTAGGAACTTTTGATATTTGGGTGTTTAGAAAAGTAGTTAAAGCTCATGGCGATCTTCCGGAACACACTGAGCACTTAACGCCAACAGAAGCAGAAGTATTAAAATATTTCAACAATGTTTATGCCAGTCTTCGTGTAACTTTTGCAAACGTCATGTACGAGATATGTGAAAAATTAAATTGTGATTACACAACTATAAAAAATTCATATATTAAAACCGGAAAAGCTGTAGACATGTATCTAGATGTATCAGACGGACTACGGGGGTATGGTGGTATGTGTTTGCCCAAAGACACCAAGGCATTAGCAAGATTGATGGAAAAATTAGATTTAGATCTAGATTTGATATCTTCGATCGACCATGATAATTCTAAATTTAAAAGAACAGTGTTTAACGGGATGAGGGACCTGTGATGAGTTGGCGATTACCTTATGAAAAACAAATAACATCTCAGCATGGCGAGGATGGGATTATTGAACAAATGGTCGATGCTATCATCACACCAGATAAAACTTTTTTAGAGATCGGGTGGGGTGATGGTGGAAGTAACATGACTTGGCACCTCATGATGGATAAAGGTTGGGGCGGAGTTGGTGTTGATGCTAAGGAACCCGGCAAAGGTCGTGATAGGTTTCCGCCACAATTTAGACACATGCAAGAATTTGTATATCCCGATACTTGCACAAAATATCTAGACCTAGTACCGCTAAACTGTGATTTTTTTAGTCTAGATATTGATAGCTTTGATTATGAAATTGCAAAAACCTTGTTTGCTGCAGGGTTTAGACCAAAAACTGTATGCGTTGAAATAAACCAACGATTTGGAGCCAATGATTACGGTAGCTTTCCCTTTGAAACTCCGAGAAAACGATTGTATGATAAAGTATATAAACACGGTGTTAGCCTTCAAAAATATATCGCGTTTTTTAATCATTATGGCTATGAATATTTTGGGTATGATTCTTCATGTGTTAACGCATTCTTTTATAAAAAGGATGAGTGTAATTATATAGATTTACCTATTTTAAAACTTGAAGATTTTTCTTATCAAACAAATCAAATAAAAGAAAATTTAAAAGATACATTCTGGGAAGACAAGTTTCATTTGATATTTCAAGATGAATTTGTTCTATGATTAGAAAAGGTATAGATTTTTAATTATGGGATATTTTACTCAAACTGTAAATGTAGACACATCTTATCAAGAAATTTCTAGACTAGATTTCCTAAAATCACTAGTGAAAGATCTCAAAGTTCTACATGTGGGATTTGTAGATTATCCTATTACCAAGCCTAAGAAAAATCTGCATTTAAGAATTGCATCAGAGTGCAGTCGAATAGATGGCATAGATCCTAATGCCAGCGAAGAAGTAAAACAAATATTGGCTGTGCCCAACGGTGATATCTATGATGCTTGGGTTGATGTACCTGACGACTATGATATAATAATAGTGCCCGAAGTAATAGAACACGTAGATAATGTTGCACTGTTTCTACAACAGCTAGATAAAGTTAGAGGTAAATTAATAATCACAGCACCGTGTGCTTATAAACTTAGCAATAATTTTAAAGAGGAACAAGGAGTATACATCGAAACAGTTCATCCCGATCATAACTGTTGGTATACACCATATACCTTAAAAAATGTCATTAACAAATATAGTAAAACTCGACAGGTAACATCAATGCACTGGGTAGTTGGATCAATCGTAGCAATATGCGAGGATATCGATGACGTATGAAAAATTTTATTATAACATTACGAAACAATCAACTTTCTGAAACAATAGCAGACGAATGCATAGAACAAGCAAGAAAATTTAATTTATTTTTTGAAAAATTTGATGCTGTTAATGGCTTTCATGCAGATGATTCTAAAAAAAGATTAAATGTTGCACCTTCTAGAAAAATGCGTCCAGGAGCACTCGGTTGCGCACTAAGTCATATAACTTTATGGAAAAGCTGTCTAGAAGATAATGAAGCTTATTTTATTCTAGAACATGACGGCTTTGTTATTGAGAATATTCCTTTGGATATCTTGGAAAAGTTTAATGATATTTTAAAACTAGACATATGTAATCCTTACAGTGAATGCTATGAGCAAGAGTTAGATAACTCTCAAACAAGGTCTCTAGAAATTTTAAATATACCGGAAGATAGTAATATGATCAGCAATGCCGGACAATATTCCAGAGGCACTTACGGATATATTATCAAGCCACATGCAGCAAAAAAACTATTAGACTGGATAGACATACACGGCTTTTTAAGATCAGATCATCAATTAGGTAATGGCATCTGTGAAATAGCTATCACAAACAAAAGTTTGATAAGATTACACCCCTATTACCTCGGTAAAGTTAAATCTTTATCTTTGACTACATTCCTCACAAATGAATAAAACAATCTATATATTTTGGACTGAAGCCAACGAGCTCACTCCTCGTAGAAAAAACAATCTACAGATTATAAAAGATCAGTGTGGAGTAGAGTTGAAATTTTTAGATCACAATACCATACCAAACTACGAATTGCCAGAACACAAATTTCACGAAGCATATCAATACCTATCAGCCACTGCCAAATCAGATTATCTTAGAAGTTATTTTATGAACTTTTATGGTGGCGGCTACTGCGACATAAAAAGAGCCGAATG